CAGCTGCGGCACCGGTGCGGGCCCGATCCTGGGTGTGGCTAATGGCTTTGCGTGGATAGACTCCACGTCTGGCCTGCTGCTGAAGAGCAGCATTCCGGCTGACACTTCTAGCGCCGGCACCTTTGAGGGCGAGAACCGCCCCGTGGTGTATGTCATCGACAACCCGAACACCATCTTTATGGTGCAGGCGGATGCGTCGGTGACGGTGGCGGACCTGGGCCTCAACTTCAATGTTACGGCTTCGGGCACTGACCTTGTCAACTCGTACGGCATTAGCCGCTACTGCCTTGATGCCGATTCGCGGACCTCGGCTCTGACTGGTGCGCTGAAGATTGTGGGTCTTGCTAAGGTGCCTGATAATGCGTGGGGTGATCCGTTCCCCTGGGTTCTGGTGCGCATGAATTCCATCGTCGCACTAGTGTCTGCGGCATAAGGGGGAGCTGAGAAATGTCTGTTCTAACTCGGGCACAATTTGCCAAGCAGCTCGTCCCCGGCCTCAACGCCATCTTCGGGACGCAGTACAAGGCCGTCGACAACGAGCATACGTCGCTCTACGACGTGGAGAAGTCCGACCGAAGCTTCGAGGAGGAAGTCCTCCAGACTGGCTTTGGCACGGCGCCCGTCAAGTCGGAAGGCGAGCAGGTATTCTTCGACACGGCCTCTGAGGCGTGGACTGCGCGATGGACCCACGAGACTGTGGCCATGGCGTTTGCCCTCACCGAGGAAGCTATCGAAGACAACCTCTATGACACGATGGGCAAGATGAAGGCGTCGGCTATGGGTCGTGCGATGGCGAATGCCAAGCAGGTCAAGGCTGCCGGCACCTTCAACAACGGCTTCTCCAGCTCCTACACGGGCGGCGATGCCGTGGCGCTCTTCAGCACGGCGCATCCCACTGCTGCGGCGGGCAACCAGAGCAACCGGGTGTCGAGCGACCTGTCGGAGACTGCGCTTGAGAATGCCCTCATCGACATCGCCCTGATTGAGGACGACCGAGGCATTCTGATTGGGGCGCAGGCCGTTAGCCTGCATCTGCCGCCCCAGCTGAAGTTTGTGGCGCACCGTATTTTGAAGTCGGAGGGTCGCGTGGCGACCGCTGACAACGACACCAATGCGATGCGGGACATGGGCCTTTTCAGCAAGGGCTACACCATCAACCACCGCTTCACCGATACTAATGCGTGGTTCATTCGCACGGACGTGCCGAATGGCACCAAGATGTTTGTGCGCGCGTCCCTCGCTACGAAGGACGATGTGGACTTCCTGACGGGCAACATGCGATACAAGGCCCGTGAGCGCTATAGCTTCGGTTGGAGCGACTGGCGTCAGTGGTATGGTTCTGCGGGTTCCACCTAAGGGGCAGGGGGCTTCGGCCCCCTCCTCGCTTCATCTTGAAAGGAACACGCCATGACCGCATTCGCCTATCCCATTAAGGTTCGCCGCCCCAATCTGGCGCTGGACTCTGACACCTTCTCGGCGCTCACCCTGCTCGCGGTGCCGACCACCGTCAACATTGCCCGCACGGGCACTGCCGCTGGCACTACCACGATTTCGCTCTTTATCGCGCCGGCCGGTAGCCGCGTCTACAATGCCCACATCGACAAGGTGGTGGGCTTCGACAATACGGAGACGCTCATTCAGGTTGGTACTTCGGCGCTGCCGGCCTGCATTATGGCGGCGACGTCCATTAATACTACGGGGCGACTTTCCTACACGGGCACCGCCGCCCAGGTCTCCGCCAACAACCTTGCCTACAGCGTTGACACTACGATCCAGGCCATTGTCAGCATCACCACTTCTGCGGTGACTGTCGGCACGGCCATTGTCATTGTGGTGCTCGGCTAATGAGGAAGCCCCCGAAGATGGCGCCGGCTAAGAAGCCGGCCGGCAAGCGACCGATGCCGATGCTGGGTCCGATGCCCTTCCCGCCCGCCCCCGCTGGTGGCCCGCCCATGATGGGTGGCCCACCCGCCTTCAAGAAGGGCGGCAAAGTTAAGTAGTGCGGGCTGCCCCTCTGAGCGGTCACCGAAACTAGGAAGGGGGCCTCGGCCCCCTTTTCTTTTGAGGACACAAGATGGCCACCAGCGGCACCTCTAACTTCAATCCCACCTTCGACACTCTCTTGCAAGACGCCGTGGGCATGGTGGGTGGTGGGCCTATCCTGGCCGAAGAACTGACGGCCGCCCAGCGGGGCATTGACTATTTGCTGACGCAGATACAGAACAAAAACATCCTGCTGCACAAGATTGAAACCACGGTGGTTGCGGTCTCCACGTCCAGCGTGACGCTGGGCAACACCATTATTGATGTGCATGCTTTGCAGCTTCGCGATGACAACGACAACGAAACGTCGATGTGGCGCCTTGGCTTTGAAAATTGGGCGTCGTTGAATAAGAGCCAGACTGGCAAGCCTTCTCAGTATTGGTTTGATCGGCGCATTGACACCGGCATCCTGAATGTGTGGCCAGTTCCGAGCGTCGAATACGAGCTTGTTATCACTGTGCAGAAGACGGCCGAGGACACCGTTCGGGCCTACAACAACGTCGATGTGCCTCGGCGCTTCTTGCCGGCCCTCCTCTACGGCCTTGCTTACTGGATTGGGTTGCGGCGTATGGGGCGTGTGCCCACCGACCGCCTTCAGATGCTTAAGGCGGAGTATGAGATGGAGCTGAAGGCGGCGATGCGCGAAGACCGGGAGCGGGCCAGCACTTTTATCAGGTTGGGGCGTTAAGTCATGGGTTACACTTATAGCACTCTTGTCACCGACATCATCGCCAATATGGAAGAGGATTCGACGGAGTTTACTTCGGCGTTGCCCTCAATCATTGAGCGGGCGCAGGGCTATCTTCAGCGGCGTTCTGATCCTATCAACATTTTGCGACATAGCGTTGTCAGCGTCAGCGCCTCCAGCCGGACTGTTAATCTGCCTTCCGATGTGCTGGTGCTAAAGAATGTGCAGCTCTCCACCAGCGGTGGGCACATAACGCTGTTGCAGCAGACCAACGAATACCTTACTGCGTATTGGCCTATCTACACCAGCGTGGGCACGCCCAAGTATTATGCGGCCAAGGACAACCTTCAAATCTTTCTGGCGCCGACGCCTGTCAGTGCCGCCTTGGCAACCATCGAATACGTGGCAAAGGTTACGGTCCTGACTTCTGCCCTACCCAGCAACTGGTTCTCCGACAATGCTGATAGTGCGTTCTTCGCCGCGTGCATGATGTATGCCAATATGTGGGCAAAGAACTCTTCGGCCCTCCAATTCTGGAAGGGCTTGGCCGATGAAGAGCTGGCGGCCATCAACAATGAAGCCCGGCGTAGCCGGCGTTCCGATGCTGTGGACCGCTCAGGCGGGACGCCCGAGAACAACATTGGGGAGGGCGTCCGATGAGCCTACGCAGAGCGTGGGCCGTCTGTGACAGATGCGGCTTTGAGTATCGGCAAAATGCCATGTACCTGGAAGCGACGAAAGCGCTTGTCTGTTATTCTTGCAACGATGGTAAGTTTGACCGCCTTCGCCATCCGCAGAACAAGCCAGCCCGACCGAGGCGTGAAGGCCGGCCGGTGCCTAACGGCACTGCACCAATCGACCTGACGGTTTATCTGACGACTGAAGACGGCGACTTGATTTTGACGGAGGCCGGCGAAACCATCGTAGTGACTCCTGAGGTTTGGACGCTTTCAATGAGCGTCTATACGGGCGCCCCCTAATGGAAGTGTCGTGGGACTTCTTTCAAAAGATAGTTTGGCCACTCATTCTGGGCTACGCTATCTACATTCATAACAAGCTTGATTCTTTGAGGAACATGGTGCATAATTTGGACGCAACTTCACGGCGTGACTATGCCACCCGGGCGAACGTCTCTGAGCTGGAGAACAAATTGACGGCGGTTCTTAACAGAATCGACGACAAAGTAACACGCATTTTGGAGCGCGATAGAAATGGCTAGCACCTTTGAGGACCTCCTCCAACTAGAGCTTCAGGTCACTGGCGAAAACTCCACCACGTGGGGCTCGCGCACCAATGACAACTTTGAGCGCCTGGCGGATGCCATCGCCGGCCACGAGTCCTTTAGCATTGCGGGCTCTGGCGACCACACCATCAGCCAAGGCACCGCCGTCGCCCTGACTTTCCGCCGGGCGTTCTGGACTGTTACCGGCACCTTGACGGGCACCCGCGTCCTCGTTGTGCCGGCCTCCGCGAAGACCTACTACATTCGCAATGCCACCACTGGCAGCTACGGCCTGACCATCAAGACTGCCGGCGGTGTAGCCGCCACTGTCACGGCCGGCGGCGTCACCATCATTGTCTGCGACGGCACCGACTGCTACGCGGCGGTTGATGCCGTCTCTCGCCTGGGCGACACCATGTCTGGCAAACTCACCATTACCAGTGGTGGTCTTGCCGTCGACCACAACGTCTCTGTCAGCGGCACCCTCTACATTGGCTCCACCGTCTCCGTCAGTGGGGCCGCCGCTTTTGGCTCCACCGTCTCCGTCAGCGGTGCGGCTACCTTCAAGGACACTGTCAGCGTTAGTGGGGCGGCAGTCTTTGGCGGCCTTGCTACCTTCAATTCCACCGTCAGCGTTAGCGGGGCCGCCACGTTCAAGGACACTGTCAGCGTCAGCGGCAGCTTTACTGTCGGCGGCATCGCCACCTTTAACTCCAACGTCTCCGTCAGTGGGACAGCCGCCTTTGGCTCCACCGTTAGTGTCAGTGGCACCATGGTTGTGCTTGGGTCCACCGACTTCAAAGCTAACGTCTCCGTCAGTGCCGGCCTAATTGTGGGTGGGGCGGCTACTTTTGGCTCCACCGTCAGCGTCAGTGCTGGCCTTTTTGTCAGGGGTGCCGCCCGCTTTGACTCCACTGTCAGCGTCAGTGCCGGTGCTTACTTTGGTGCAGACGTTACAGTTGTGGGCGGTGCCCACTTCCAAGCTTCTGCTAGCATCGGCGGAACCCTTACCATCTCTGGGGTTGTCAGCACTGCCGCCAGTTACTCTGGCAGCAATGCAATTTTCGCTGCTGGCTCGTTTACCCTAGTAAGTGGTACGCCAACGTTGTCCACTAAGAAACACAATGTGGCAGCTGTGTCTAATGTGGGCACGGGGCGATATAGAGTTGTATTTACCAGTGTAGCTGCCCATGCAGAATATGCGGTGCTTATAACTCCACAGACATCGAGTGCTTTCTTCGCACACCCAGGATTTTATCAAGATAGGCTGACTTCCAGTTTTACAATCTTTTGTAACTTTGGTGATATAGACTTTGAGCCCGATGGGTTTAGCTTTATGGTTGTGGCGCCAAGCTAGTGCAGGACCAAATCCTAACGCCGCTGCTTTTTAAGGTTGGCGTTGTCAAGGAGCTGACGCCTTCGGCGGCCGTCGCCTCCTGGACCGACGCTGACAAGGTGCGCTTCCGCTTCGGTAAGCCCGAGGTCATCGGCGGCTGGCTCAATGTCACGACCTCGGCAGAAACGGTGGACCTGTTGGGGCAGCCCCGCGCCCTGAAAACCGTCCGCACCAACGACGGCGTGCTGGCCACCATTATTGGCACGCACGTTGGCGTTTTTGGCTCGGACCTTTCCTCCTACTACGACATCACGCCGCTCGTCACCACGGTCAACAGCACCAACATCTTGTCCACCACATTGAACTCCAAGCGTATCGTGGTGTCGGTATCGTCGCATGCTCTTAACAACGAAAGCATCGTGGGCATCGTCTCGGCGGGCGTCACTGTCGGTGGCAACGTCCTCATTTGCAGCCCCACTGCCACGCCCGCCTACTTTCAGGTCAGCGTCATTAATACGCATAGCTTTGCCATTGAGGTCTCCACGTCGGCGGCAGCTACCAGCGCCACCACCGGTGGCAACATCAGCGTCAACCTCTATCTGGCGGCAGGCCGGGCGTCTAATGAGCAGGTAGGTGGCTGGGGCACCGGGGGCTGGGGCGGTGCTTTTGGTTGGGGCACGTCGCCCTCCGGCATCTACACGCTGCCGCTGCGGCAATGGTCCTTTGACCACTGGGGCACCGAAGTCCTGGGCGTGCCCTCCGGCGGTGGCCTCTACTTGTGGTCGCCCCAGATTGGCCTCAGTAACCGGATGACCCTGGTGACTGCCGCGCCCTCAATTAGCCAGCTCGTCCACGTAACGGATGCCCGGCACGTCGTGCTTTATGGCACGCATGACACGGTCGGCGCATATGATTCGCTGCTCATTAGGTGGTCTTCGCAGGAAGACTACGACGATTGGGTGCCATCTGCCACCAACACTTCGGGTGACTATCGCTTGCCGACGGCCGGTTCTGAAATCATCAGCGTCGTTGATGCTAGCGATAAGCAAATCATTTTGACAGACACAGATGTCTTTAGCCAAAATTACATTGGTGGCAACGATGTCTTTGGCTTCATCAAAGTGGCGGAGAATTGTGGGGCTATTGCCCGGCACGCCACTGTAGCCTACGCTGGTGTGCTTTACTGGATGGGCCGCAATGGCCAGTTCTACATGTTTGGTGGGCGCGTCGAGCCGGTGGCCTGCCCCGTGCTGCGCTACGTTTTTGACAATCTGGACACTGCCCACCTCGGTAAAATTTATGCGGGCACCAACTCCAAGTTCGATGAAATCATCTGGTTCTACACCTCGCTTGATTCCACCGACGGCGAGAATGACCGCTACGTTATTTATAATACGCAGGAACGCCACTGGTCCATCGGTGCGCTGCGTCGCAACGCCTGGCAGGATAGCAGCACCTACACTAATCCGCTGGCGGCAGGCCCAGAAGATTGGGGCCTTTTCTATCATGAAAACGGCTACTCCGATAACGGCACGCCCCTCACTGCCTACTTGGAATCTGCCTACTTCGACATGAAGGGCGGCGACGATATCATGTTCCTCTCTAAGGTCGCACCAGATTTTACGCACACGTTGTCGGGCGCAGCCTACACCGGAAGCCTCAGCATTACGCTGAAGGGCCGCAAGTATCCCGGCGGCGCTATTGTGACAAAGGGTCCATACCTCGTCAATGCGGCCACCGAGAAGTTCAACCCTCGCCTGCGCGCGCGCGAAGTAGCCATTCGCCTAGACTCCAGCTCCCTCACAGAAGCTTGGCGCCTGGGCCAATTCCGAGCGGCGTTTGCGTCAGATGGCAAGCGATGACTTTAAGGCGCACCTCACGCAGCTTTCCGCAGGCCCCCTCCGATTGGGACGCCTCCTCCCGCGCAACATGGAACCAGCTCATTCAGGTGCTGGAGGGTAGCGAACTCTTCGATCAGGGGCGACGCACACGCCCACAGTTTTATGTCAAGACTACTATAAGCGCCCCAACAACCCTTGACTTGTCGACGCCTGAAGTCACCGCCCTAGCACACACCCTTGCCAAGCTATTGGTGGCGCTAGACAGATCGGCCTTCATCGACGTTCGCACAACAGTAGCTTAAAGTTTTCAACGACCTGTGGTATAATAAGCTTCTGAAGGGGGCGACATGTCGGGCAGTTACATTCCTTATGGGGGCAGCCCCACCCAATATGGGCAGGGGCCAGAACATCTGTTCTTTCCTCCCTCTCTAAGCACGCCCGCAGCAATCCTCGGCAACCCCCAAAGCACGCCCATCGAGGGCGCCCTTGCCACCCTCGGCAACCCCGAGGGCGACTCTTTTAGCCAGCCCTCCCCCTCCGTCCCCAGCCCCGACCAATCTTTGGCTGCGGTTGGGCGGGCAGTCGGCAACGCTGCGCTGGTGGGGCCACAAGCTATGGTTACAATGCCCGCTGCCCTCGCTATTAGTCAAATGCGGGGCGTGGCGCCCAGCATTAATTTGACTGAGCAGCTGGCTGGGCTGATTGGTATTCCAGGTATCGGGGAACTGGCCAGCAGAGCATATGCTTCCATCGTTGGCCCTCCTACGGCGACGACCTATGGGGTGAACCGCAGCGCTCCCGGCGCGCTAGACTTCACCACGCCCCAGGTGACGGACGCGCTCATGGCTGACCTGCCCGACCCAAGGAGCGTGGCGCAGACGATGGGGCTGGTCACGCAGGAGTCGCTGCCGGACCTGCCCAGCCCTGGCGTTGATTATGGTGCGCCGGCCGAGGGCGGCGTTGATCCGGGCAATGCCGATAAGGGCAATAAGGCTGGTGGGCTAATCAAGCTGGCTGGCGGTGGGCCAGTGCCGCAGGGTGCGCTGGTGCAGTTGGCAGGTGGCGGCAAGGTGGCGATGGGCATTGGTGGCGGCCTTGACGACCTCATTCCTACGACCATCAACGGGCGACGGGCGGCCAATCTGAGCGATGGTGAGTTTGTGGTGCCGGCCGATGTTGTCAGCATGATGGGTGACGGAAGTTCGGCGGCCGGGTCGAGGCGCCTCTACGACATGATGAAGACCATTCGGCAGCAGAAGACGGGTAGCGCTACGCAGGCCGGCCCACTTCAGATTGGCGATACGTTGCGGAGGATTTTTAAGTGAGCATCTTTAGCAACCTTTTGACTGGCTCGCCCGGCACTCAGACGCAGACTTCGCAGCTAGCGCCCGGCGCTCAGGGGCTGGCGACCAGCCTCTTTGACACCACCAGTGCGATGGCGTCGCGGCCCTACACGCCCTACACCGGGCAGCGTGTTGCTGGCCTAACGCCTGACCAGCTTGCTGCCATGCAGGGCAGTCGCGACATCAGTGGGCGGGCCGGCGACCTTTATGGCCAGCTCAGCACCGACATGGCCGGCAGTCAGTTTCCTGGCATGCTCGGCCAAGCAGGCGACATGGCTGGTCAGATGGCGGGCATCGGCCAGGGTGCCCTCAATTATTTGCCGGGCATGGAGTCGGCCGCCGGCCAAAGCGGCGCACTCGCTAACGTCGGCTCCGCTATGGTGCCTGGCACCATTGGGGGCACACTCGATCTGGCCCAGCGTTTCCCCGACATTGATATCAATAGCTACATGAACCCCTATGTCAATGAGGTCATCAACCCGGCCCTCGAAGACATGTCGCGGCGTCTCAGCGCGCGGCGCAACCAGCTTGACAGTCGCTCTGCTATGACTGGCAGCTTCGGTGGCAGCCGCAACGCTGTGGCCCAGCAGATGCTTGAGGGCGAAGGCCAGCGGGAGATGGGGCGCCTCAACGCCGAAGGCCGCGCCAAAGCCTTCAACGAGGCGGCCAATCAGTTTCGCTTTGACCAGAGCTACATTCCTAAGCTTTATGCGGATGCATATGGGCAGCTTAACAGCGCACAGGGGCTTCAGCGGGGCGCCATCACTGATAGCAAGGGCGCACTTGCCGGCTCAAACGATGCACAGCGGTTGCTACAGGGTGGCATGCAGGGAATGAGCGCACTTGCATCCCTGGAGAATATGGGTTATGATCGCACCCAGCGCCTAAACGCCGCCAACCAGGGCCTACTTGGCACCCAAGTTCAGCCACTACTGGCGACTGGCGCACTTGCACAGGGCAACCAACAGGCGAGTCTTGACAAGATGTATTCTGACTTCCTTGAACAGCGCGACTGGAGCGGGCAGGGCCTCAACCAGCTCCGCCAGACCCTCGGCCTCGGTGCTGTTGCCACACCCACCAGGTCTACAACTACAATGCCGGATGGCCCCTCCACTGCCAGCCAGATCATCGGTGGCGGCACCGCCCTGGCGGGCGCCCTCGGCGGCGTCGGCAACGCCGGCAACTGGCTCAGCAAACTCTTCGGCGCCGGTGGCAAGGGCTGGGGTTCGGGCGTAGAGATGACCGCCGACGGTGGTGGCTTCCTCTTTAAGCGTGGTGGTCTTGTTGGCGTAGGGGGTTAAGACATGGCCGTAAATCGTCCTGACTACTTTAGGCCGCCTATCGAGCCGCCGCGCCCACTTTCGGGATTGACTGAGGCTGAGATTAACGCCTATGTGCGTGGTT